TCGGGCACCTCCTCCTTAGGAAGGAAGAGCGCCTCATGGACGTGCTCTCCACAAAAGTAATCAAACAATGGCATTACTTTGTACTCTTAGAGCCTTTACAAGCCCAGCGTTTTCGACTGAGCCTTAATGGGCTGTTAGGGTTTTTTGCCGCTTTAGGATGTTTCTTCATTTGCCCCTTACTACGGGAACAATAAGCATTTCCTTTTTTAGTTCCTGGTTTTACTTTGGCGCCCTTCTGACCATAGGAAACCTTCTTACCAGATGCGGTAACTTTTACTCTCGCCTTTCCTTTTGCGGGTTTTCGGGCTGCCATTATTTTTTCTTCCCTTTCTTGCTGGCATAGATCGCCTTTTGTTGGCGTTTAGCCTGGGCTTTTGTCATGCGCTTCTTGGTCGTAGTGTTCTTGACCTTATAGCCGCCACTTTTTCTTTTAATAACCGGCATTGAACATAATCCTATTGAGTGAACCCTACGCCACCACCCAGCAACATGTCAGAGACGTTCTGCGGTGAGGGGGTATTGATGAGATCTTGCGCGGTGGGAGGGCCTTCTGGATTAGCCACGCCAGGAATACCAGCGCCACCCTGTTCAGGGGCAGCGGCAGGAGGGGCCGTCTCAAGAAAATCCTCTGGTAATCCCATGGTACGAACAATCTCTTCCAGAATCTTCTGGTTAGGAACACCAAGTGCCTGCAATAGTTGCGCGTTTTGCAGCAATCTCTGCTCACGAATCGCCTCAGAGATAGGCGTAGAAGCCTGGTCTGCTGCGAAAATCTGGAAGTCACCCGTCAAATCATCAGGCTTTACCGTCTGAGCCTCGCCATTTAAGAGCACCATAGTGGGAACCTTGGCCTCTTCAATAAACAAAGCCACCATCAACAGGTAAATCCTGCCCATCATCTCTATTGCGCCGTCTCTCTCACGAGCCATGCGGCCAATCTCACTCGTTGTGTACGCTGCCAGTGCTGCAATCTCTGTTGCAGTCGCCTTTGTAGCCTCTCCACGAGTAAATGCTGCGGTGACAGAGCCTGCATCTTTGTCTCGAATAACGTCCGACATGTAGCGGGAAACTTCAGCAGGCAGGTTCTGGTGGGGAACGGGCCTGATAATCGTATCCAAGGAGTCATCTGTTTCCACCTCTACGAAAAGACCGTCAATACCACTGGTGACACGGGCCATCTCATCGTCAGACATCGCCCCCTTCTTCACCAACCACTGTCTACTCGCCTTTCTCACCGCATTTGCTTGGAAAGAACGGATGATATTCATCTCATAAAGCTGGTCATATACGCGCTTTACTGCCGAATACCCCACCAATGGCTGGTCTGGAACCCGGTTGTAGTACAACGGAACGATTGGAGGATGGGGTTGGTCCTCTGCATCCCTGAAAGGAATGAAATCAGCCTTGTCTAACCACTTGTCAGCACGCTCAGGACACCACCAATAGAGCTTATCGTGCATCAAATCGTACAACTCAACCACTTTCACGTACCTAAACATAGGCGCAACGGGGCTTTCTTGTGGATCCTGTGGGCGAGTTCCACCCGTATCGTCCTTAGCCGTCTGATCGAAGTACCCAACAATCTCAGCACCAATATCATCGAACTTCCCACCAAACTTCTTCTTGGCTTCAGGGACAGTCATCCAGTAAATGTGGCCAACAAAGCGCTGAGTGTCCCAACGAGACGCATCTCTGTCCACAATCACCTGCCAAGGGGGCACAGCTACAGGAAGAACACGCTCATAGAGGTTCTCGCGCTCGGTAATCGTCAGCTTTAAGAAGCTCATGGGGTAGATCAGCGCCATTCTCGACGCATTCTCAATCTCATTTCTGCTTGTAAGGAGGAAATGGTTGATAATGTTCTGGCTCTTCTGGGGATCTCCCTTACCAAGGACGCCGCTTTTAACAGCAACAGCAGGATTCTTGGCAAACAAGGAAGCTTGAAAGGACTCAATGTAGCCATATCCATCATTCGTTTGAATCCGAATCTGTGTCTCGGCATCCAAATCAATGTCATCCCAGAAATCCATCTCATAGACAGACTTGTAGCGAAGCATCTGGTGACGCTTATCACCCCAATACTTGTCATGCGTATCGAGAATCGTTTGCAAATCTGCTGGTTTCATACCCATCAATAACCACCCGTTTTATTGCCGCCTCTAACGTTCCACGGCAGTGTCCTGCTTGACTTCTTTGCTTTCATAGCAGCAATATGCCGCTCCATCATCGCTCTCTTGACAGAGTGAGAGACAACCAAAGGCATCTTCTCAAGCAAGTAATAGCACAGTGCCATCGAAATCGTCACGTCATCATTCTTTCTCTTTGCCGCTTGAGGCTTGTCCTTGATGTAGACAATCGTCTTCAACTCATCCAAGACATGCATATCCAAAGACTTGATAACGCCACTATCCACCACATCCTTGATTGCTTGGAACATCAATGGCCTTGTCCCTACACTGGTACGGAATGGCTTCCCATTCTTATCCTTGTAGAGATTCTTTACTCTCAACTCTTTTAGGCGGTGGATGACCCACATCCCATTGCCATTGCTCTCCACAATCACACGAGGCTCGTTGTACCTCTTCCAGATATCCACAACCTTCTCAGCCAACTTAGAGGGCGGAGTAGTATTGCTAATAAAGTGATAAACAGGCTGACGTGTAGAAGCAGAAATCACAGTAATCGCAGAGAAATCAGTCTTCTTCCCCAGACCACTACCAACGTCTACACCCAACACATACGCCTCACCAGGGTCAGGAGGGCAATACTGCCGGTGTTCATGGCTACCCATATTCAACGGCTCTATCTCAGCCAAAGCATCAGCATCAAAGAACTGAACGCCACTCGACCTAAAAGCCTCCTCAATAGAAGCAGGGTACTCACGAATAAACTTGTCATGGCCCAGCGTCTTCAACTGCTGTCTACGCCAAAACATCTGCTCAGGAATCAACTGATGCTCTTCCTGAATCACCTGCTCCCTGGCAGTCATAATGTACCAACCAGGAATCTCCTCGGCCTGGTAATGCTTGTGAACATACCAAGGGAAGAACACTAACTTCCAACCGTTCTCACCCTTTCTGGCGCCCTCCACCAAGTCATGGAACTTATCACCAGGAGTATTCGGAGTAGACTCGATAATAATCTGCCCATCACCCACAGCAGCCAAAACCGTAGCCATCACCTCCTCTTGATTCTCATAGAAAGCAAACTCGGAAAGGTGAACACTGTTCATAGCAAAAGAGCGCGTACCACCCTTACCACCCGCTGTGTACGTCCTCACAGCAGCACCTGAGTCCTTGAACTGCAACGTCTTAGCAGAAGACTTAGCCAACGGCCTTCTAAGCGCATTGGGAAGGTTCTCGTAGAAGGTCTTTTCCATCCTATGCAACTCTTCCGCAGAATCCCGCGTATGACTAATCACAGCATACTGCCGAGGCTCATCCGACATATACGCCTGCCAGAAATGCCAGCCACGAGTCAGAGTCGAAATACCCATCTGCCTCGCCTTGAGAATGATCACCCTGTTGTGATTCCTCAATGTTTCCAGCAATATTTTTTGAGGAGTATTCAAATCAAACTTGCTCAAGCGCTGCCTTTGCTTGTGCATAATCGTCAGACGAGAAATGAACTTCTCAGGATCTTTGAGCAACTCCTCTACTTCAGGATTCACTCTTCACCACCCAGCCACTTCTCCAAAGCATCAGCACCTCCCTTCACCTTCACCTTGGCATCCGTCAACTGAAGCTTAGACCTATCAAGAACAATCTTGGCGGCCTCAGTCCTCTCCTTATTCGACGAATCCTCATCAGCCATAATACTACGCAATACCTCCACAGCCTCGTACACAGCATGGCCTAAAGCAGCTTGAGCACCAGCAGCAGCCTTGTTCCGGTACACCGTCAACTCAGCCGAGAACTCAGGCTCCTTGGTCCACTTCCATAGCGTAGCGCGACCTACACCTATCTTCTCCGCTGCCTTGGGGATTGAATGACCCGCTGAGAGTAGCCGGAGTGCTTGTTGCTTCTTTTCTTCCAGTGCCATGTCTGGACGATAACACGAAATGTTTCCTGGGAATGTTTCCCGGATTTTCAATACCTACTATGGGGACGAAACCCGGGGTCAGTTTGGGGGGGCCCCTCCACGCCCGTCATCTGTTATCCGTGCGCGCGCACCTGTACTTCGCGCCTGTCTTTCGCGCCTGCTTCCCCTTAATGCCAGGCAGAACAAGCTATCCCCCTGGAATCATTACACTATCCGGCATCCCCCCCTGCCCCATTGAACATAATGTATGTTATGTGAACCTGTAATGATTTCAAGCACTTAGCTATCAGACCCCTGCCCCTGGTATGGGGTGAGCCCACGCGCGTGCTCTTAGTTCCGTGCGCAAACTTTGAGCACAGAAAGATTGCAATACCCCCGTCAATCCACACCAAATCAAACCCCTCGCACCGCCATCAATCCGCAACAAATCACAGAAAAAAGCACCTAATCGAAAAAAGATTATTCGCTACACTGCGAGCCTATCAACCCGATTTCGTCAGGAT